AATTTATTGCGAATAAATTCTAGGTCGGGTTCGCCTAGTACGCGCGCAGTGGCAATGATGGTATAAGTTTCAGGGTCGGCAAGGTCTGCGCGATATTGTTCTGCTAGTGGTAGCAGGGAATCATCAAGCGCCCTGTACTCATTCTCGCGCCACCATTCTAGATCGATACGCTCGCCCTTATCGTCGATGATAGTCCGATAACGATGCAGGGAGCATACAATAGTTCCATCCATATCGTAGATTCTAATACGCTTGATTGCCATTTTCAGAGTTCCATATCGTGAAAGGGTTTGGGTTCGTATCCGAGAGTATACATTATTTCCTGCCACGGTTTGCCGTGATGCCGCTTATATTTTTTCCATCCGTTCAGGCAATAATCAATATAATGCGCAGTCTCATGGGTGAGAATCTCGCCCATCATACGATTGCGGTATTCGCGCAAGTATGGGCCGGAAAGTATAATCTCGCCGGATTCCATGTAACACATTCCAGCGGTACGGGTTAACCGTTCGGAGATTTTGAAGGTCGGAGCCTTGTGCAATTCCAATTCCGGCCAGATTAGGCAAGCATCTTGCCACGGTTTCATTAGCGGGTTTGAAGTGTTCATGGGCTAATAGTACAGGAAAATTGCGCCTAGTGCAAGCCAGGTTTTATTGTATTTTTTAATCGACACGCGCACGCCCATAGAAAAAATTTTTTGCAAAACCCCTTGACACCCGCCAATTTTATATGATAAAATTGGCGCCCAGGTGTTGCGCCTACGCAACACCTGGGGTTTACCCTAGTTTACGTCACCCTTGACAAACCGCAAAAAGCTAAGGGCAACTTCCAGCGTAGTTTCTCCGGGCATACGGGGAAACGAAACCGTTTCGCCCTGAAAGGCTCGCTCCATTGCCAGAATCTCACCCTTGACAGGATCATAGGTATCAAAGTCTGCACAATAGGCAACCGCGATTTTAACCCAGTTCACGGAATTCCGGCCCCATGATTCGGGCACACTGGGGCGAACCGCAACCGTGATACCTTCCTCAACATCATAAACCAGCGAGCCACCTTCGCCCTCAAGGTCGGACAGAAGATTACGACGCAAAACCTGATCCCATTTTTTCATGATAAACCCCTTCAAGGTTAAGTTTCAGAGCCAGACCAACACAAATTCTTCGTCATGGGTTACTTGCAAACCCTCGAAACCATGATCGTCCAACCAATGCCATACATGATACACGAATTCCTCGGCATCGTGTGCGTGTGGGAATGAAATTGCAACCGCTTTGCGATCCTTGTGAAGCGCAAGGTTATCGACGCCAGCCCAAATCGCGCCACACTGCATGGCATGGTCAACTATCATTTGCGGATCATTCATCATTTGGTTTCCTTGTGTTGTGTCCATGTAGAGAATTATACAGGTTTTTTGGGGGTTGTGCAACCCAAGGTATATCAGGAAAACCCTAGTGACCAAAAAACCACGCTGTTACAAATTGTTACAATTAAACGCTTGACACGGGCCAAAATTATATGATATAATTTTGGCGCCAGCGTGTTGTAAAAATACAACACGCTGCCAGGCCTCGGGGCTTGCGCCCCGAGCCGTAGTGTGCTACGCCTTGCTGCGGATAAACTCGGCAATCGCAGCAAGCGCACGCTTGTTAGCTTTTGCCAGCGAGTCAGTATCCCCTTCTGAAAGGTTCAAAGCCTTGCCGATCATATCGGCGTGCTCATCCTTTTTGACGGGAGCCTCACCAGTTTTGGTTGTGTATTCCTTTTTCTGGTATACACCCTCGCGCGAGAGCTTTGCAACAATCGACCGAACCGATTTACCCATTGCCTTGGCAATTTCCTCAACCTGTACCCCAGCCTTGTAATCGGCCACAAGTTTAAGGGTTTGTTCCGGAGTGTAGTTAGCAGTCTTTTCAGCCATGATTTATTCCCCTTTGTTAATGAATGAGATTCCAAGCAAGCCAGCAGCAAACCCAGCAAGTGCCAGCATTACGCTGGTAAGCCAGTATATCACAGAACCCGTGGCGGGTATCTGATCAAGACCACCCGCGACCGCCATTAGCAGAACAATCGAGAGCGCGACTAATGAGAATCCTAGAATGCTTTTCATGTTAACCTCAATAAATATTGTAATTCAGAACGTGGAAGATACGGCAACCCTTGTGCATTGCTTTAACCTGATGGCAAGCATCATCCTCGCTTTGAGCCTGTAGTGTAACAGAGCCTTGCTTGCCTTGCAAGTAGTAGCTGATTGTATAGGTGTTTCGCATTGTGCTTCCAGTGTTGTGTGCTGCAATGGATTCAATTATACAGGGTTGATAAACGAGCGCAAGTCTTTTTGTATCAGGAAAACCCTAGTACCAAAAATCCAACAGTTACAAATTGTTACAATTAAATGCTTGACACGGACAAATTTTATATGATAAAATTTGGCGCCATGGGGATGTTATGTTATAACATCCCATTCCATCAAGTGCCATAGGTGGCCCAGCTAGGCAAAGTGCATCCCTTGTCGATTGCATCTAGCACCTCTTGAAGCCTTACAACCTCAGAACCAAAAATTTCAGCGGTTCTGCTTTTTGTGCAGAACCAGTTCCAGTATTGACGAGCAAGCTCATCGTATCCTGCATTGGCAAGATTAGACCGCACAAAACTAGCCTCAAAGTTTACGCAAGCCTTTGCGGGTTTGGCAATCTGGGCTTTCATCATTTCAACGAGTACGGTAACGCTCATGTTATTCACCTTGGGCAAGTTGTTGAAGCTCGGCATTGATGCCGTCTAGGTCATAGGACGCATCTTCGTAGCTGCGCTCCATGTCCAGATGGTAGAGTTCGATTTCCTCAGAGGTCATCCAGTATTGATATTCGTTCATTTTTGCTGCTCCTGTTTGCTTAACCAATGTGATAATTATACCTGAAAATTTTAGGTGTGCAAGCTCTGAGGTGAAAAGAATTGTAACAATATGTAACAGCCACCAGGCGGTGTGATGTTATAACATAACATAGTATGACTATGCCTATAGACTGTGATGTTATAACATAACAGGGCGGTTTTTTGACTTGACATACCCGAGGGTCGCAGCGCCCACCCACGCGTGTAACACCAGTAAAAATTTACCCATTGACCCTAAACCGCTAGGTGTGGTAAACTTAACAAAACTACAGGATTACTATGAACCAACTACCCACCGATACCATACAAATTTCACCCGAATTACTCGAGGTGGCCAATCTCTACCTAGAGCATCAAAATACCCAAGAAGTGGCCGCCGTCCTAAACTTGGAGCCTCACGACGTTGCTCAGATACTCAAGCGTCCAGATGTGAAGTCATACATTAATCAGGTATTTTTCGACTTAGGCTTCAACAACCGATTCCGGATGCGGCGTGCCATGGACGCACTTATTAGTCAAAAGTTTCAGGAGCTGGAAGAGTCCCAGTCCGGATCGACTAAGGACATATCGGAACTACTTGCCCTGAGCCATAAAATGTCAATGGAATTGCTAGACCGGGAAATTCAGCTGGAGAAGTTGCGGCAAGGCGGACCCAAAAATCAGGTTAATGTGCAGATTAATGAAGGTGGCGATGGCACCCGGTACGGTCAGCTAATTCAAAAGTTACTGGGAGACAAACTTGCTTAAAGTCTCCAGGCCCGACGTAGAGTGGGATGGGATTCAGGAGTTCGACCCACATACCCGATTTATTAAACTACCCATTGAAAACTATCTTAAGCTCATCGGAGCTTGGGATCAGCTCAACCGCGCGCAACTGGCACTAATCAATGCCATCAACAATCCCAAGTACCGTTTTGTGGTGGCAGCACTAGCACGCAGGTTAGGCAAAACCTACATTGCAAATATTATTGCACAACTAGTCTCCTTAGTGCCAAACTGCAATGTCCTGGTCATTAGTCCCAACTACAACTTAAGCTCAATCTCGTTTGAACTGCAACGCAGGTTTATCAAGCACTTTGAGCTGGAAGTTGAAAGGGATAACCTAAAGGATCGTGTAATTGAACTCTCAAACGGTTCAACTGTGCGTATGGGTAGCTTATCCACAGTAGATTCAACAGTAGGCCGTTCGTACCAACTCATACTATTTGATGAGGCTGCACTAGGTGATGCCGGTGAGGAGGCGTTTAACATTCAGCTACGTCCGACCCTAGACCGTGTCGATGCTAAGGCTATATTTATTTCAACTCCTCGTGGCAAGCAAAACTGGTTTTCACGATTCTGGGATCGTGGGTTCTCCCCAGAATTTCCGGAGTGGTGTTCGCTCTGGGCAGATTACGAAGAAAATCCCCGTATGAGCCCTAAAGATATTGAAGAAGCTCGTAGATCTATGTCAAAGCAGGAGTTTGAGCAGGAATATCTGGCGTCATTTACCACATTTGAGGGTCAGATTTATGAATTGCGGGACGATTCGGTACAGACTTGGGACCCTAAGTTGCAGGAAGATGCCTCAACCCAGTTTCTTGGGGGCTGCGACCCCGGCTACCGTGACCCTACTGCGTTCCTAGTAGTAGCCTATCTACCGGATTTGGAGGATGCAGGTCGGGATAGGTTTTGGGTTATCCGTGAGTATGAGGAGGCGGAACAGACGACCGAATACCATGCTCAGCAAATTAAGGGGTTAAGTGACGAGTTCGGGATAGAGCTGATCTTTATAGATTCGGCAGCAGCACAGTTTGCTCAAGACCTTGCCTACCAGTACGATATTCCTACTGTGCGTGCTCGTAAAGATGTCCTACCAGGCATTGCGTACGTGCAAACACTAGTCGCACAGGGTAAACTATGGGTAGATCCCCAATGTACCAAAACCATCGAAGCACTCAACCAGTACAAGTGGGATGATCGTGAAGGTTTGACTCGGGAAAAGCCCAAGCACGATAAGTATTCACACCTTATGGACGCGCTCCGCTACTGTCTCTACTCGTTTACTAGATAACTATTATAACATAACTAGAAGGATCACACAAGTGAAAAAATTTATTCTTGCCCTAGGATTGGTTTCTAGCGCGGCAGTGGCCCAAGATTTTGGGTATGTACAAACTCCTGTACTATGTGGTCCTTTTAGTCGGTTTCTAGAGGTAGTAGGTGACAAAGATATTGCTGAGCAGCCGTGGTGGCGTGGGCAGAACCTAGAGGCCAACTCTAGCTATCTTATATTTAAAAACCCTAAAACTGATGCTTGGACACTAGTTATAGTACATAAAAGTACAGCATGCCTACTAGGAGTGGGTACTGTAAGTGAAACGTACACTACCCCCAAGACTGAAAATGTGCATTGACTTATAGCTGCCCCGGTGGTATAATACTAACATTATGGCAAAAAATACTCAAAAACGTATACCTGTAAAATGGATCCGAGACCGTGCAAAGGGTGCTTACCAAAAGCAATCTCAGTGCTGGGTTTGTGGAACTAACCAAGACCTTGAACTACACCATACCCACAGTATTACCCTACTCCTTGAACGCTGGTGCCAACTCCATGACATCCAGCTTGATAGTGATGATGAGGTACTTAGGGTCCGAGACCAGTTCATTGAAGAACACAGACGTGAGTTGTACGAACTAGTGTATACACTATGTAATCCACACCATGTCAAGCTACACCAGATATTTGGCAAAGCGCCTGGTCTGGGTACTGCTCAAAAGCAGCAACATTGGTTAGAACTGCAACGTCAGAAACAGAGTGGTGAGGTGCTAAAGCAGCCTAGCTGGGGATCTCCGTTTAGTGAGTTTACTGGAGGCTAAGGTGGGCATTAAAGAATTTTTTAGTGACTTGCGCTGGAAACTTAATCCTGCGCAGGTACGTATAGCACAAGAAGAAGGTACCATGATTGGTACCACAGCACCAATTACCTATCAGCAAGCATTTAAACGTGTTGAGATGGTTAATCGTGGTGTTAACCTAATCGTAAGTGCCTGTTCGAGCTTGGACTATGACGTCAAGGACAAGCTCTACGAGGGTGTGGTTGTAGGTACTCGTCAAAAGTCGCTAAGTACACTACTCAACTACAGACCCAATCCCTACCAAAGTGCACAAGATTTTCGCAAGAACATATTCACCGACTTCTTGCTAGAAGGCAATGTGTTTGTACACTACGACGGTACATTTCTCTACCACTTACCGGCTAGCAAGGTAGAAATCCTTACAGACGAAAAAACGTTTATTCGTGGATACCGGTACAACGGACTAGTAGACTTCAAGGAATCGGAGGTATTCTCACTCAAAGACTTAAGTTCGGAGAGTATCTACCGTGGTTCGAGTAGACTGGAAAGTGCACAGCGTTCGGTTCGTACACTCTACAACATGGAACAGTTTCAAGACGCGTTCTTTGAAAACGGTGCTGTATTCGGCATGGTCCTAACCACTGAGAATACACTATCGACCATAGCCAAAGAGCGTACAATCCAGTACTGGCAACAAAAGTACAATCCTAAAGTTGGTGGCCGCCGTCCAGTTATCCTGGATTCGGGGTTGAAGCCGCAAAAGATTACGGACACCAGCTTCAAAGAAATGGACTTTGATCAATCGATAAAAACTCATCAGGAAAAGATCCTGCAAGCCTTAGGCGTTCCGCCTATCTTGTTAATGGGCGGCAACAATGCCAACATTGCTCCTAACTTGCGTCTATTCTACCTAGAAACTGTGATGCCTATTGCTAAATCGTGGGTAAGTGCAGTGGAGAGGTACTTTGGCTACGATGTAGAAGCAATCACACAAACGGTATCGGCCCTAC